AAGAAATTTCGGGTAATCATCATATATGGTTATCAAGATTAGTCCTTATTAAGGAACTAATAATCTTTAAAGGGTTGTAATACATGGAAACATGCATTATTATAACCTTCAAGACTACGATCTTGTAAAGGACAGAGCATCGCCAAAGAAAAGGATGCTCACTATATAACCTAACTTAAATTATGAATATATTATTAAAAATAAAAATACTAACAAGGTTAATATTAATAATTTTTAACAAAAATGTTCATAAAGCAGTTAAGCAATATATATTACTTTTTGAAGGAATCCGGAGAAAATCTGGAATAAAATATGCAATTAGATATTTTAAAGTATCTAAATTACATATTACCAGGTATATCTCAGGTAATCCTTTAAAAAGTAATCGTGAGTTGGTTTCTCTTGATCAGGATTATTTTCCTAAAAGATTAAGTTTATTGAAAGAATTAATTGAATCTAATGATCTAAGAATAGTATTAACTATTCTTGGGTACACAAGATCAATTATTCCAACAAAGAAAGAAAAACAAGGTATTAAACCTGATTTTTCTTCTATAACGAATCCTTATAAAGGAAAGGTATATACTATACCTAAATCTTTTATAAAGGAATTTGTTATTAAATTCAATCTTTTATCAAATAAACCTGTATATAGTGATAATGATCATTATGTAAGTATGAAGGGAAGTCCAAATGGACCATCTTCATATTCTTCATTATGATCAATAATTCTACTAAGTTATCCACAACTAGATTACATATGTAAAATGGTTGGTGATTACTTTAGTGAATCTTTATCACCATTATATAACTTCTCATGAAATATGGAGAAAACCTTAGATCTTAATAAAAGATCAACAGGTAAATTATCCATAGTTGAAGATCCTGAATTAAAGATGAGAATAATTGCAATGTTAGATTATACATCACAATTTGTTCTCAAACCTATTCATGAAAATATTCTTAATAAACTTAAGAATTTTCCATGTGATAGAACTTTTACTCAAGATCCTAAACATCCATGAAAAGTAAATCAAGAGAAGTTCTTCTCCCTTGACTTGTCAAGTGCAACTGATAGATTCCCAATTGAACTCCAAACTAAATTATTATTATATATATATAATAATGATTTAGATTTTGTTCAGTCTTGAAAATCTCTATTAATAAATAGAAATTTCCAAGTTGGCGAAACAACAGAATATCTTAGATATTCTGTTGGTCAACCAATGGGGGCCTATAGCTCCTGAGCAGTCTTTACCATTACCCATCATCTTGTAGTTCAATATGCCGCACGATTGTGCGGTTATATTGATTTTAATGATTATATATTATTAGGTGATGATATTGTTATTAAAAACAATAAAGTCGCCCATAAATATATTACATTAATGACAAGATGAGGAGTTGATATATCCCCAACAAAGACACATGTGTCAATAGATACATATGAATTTGCTAAGAGATGAATCAAAAATGGTAAAGAAATTACAGGTGTTCCTCTAAAAGGTTTATTCCAAAATTGAAATAATCCTTTTATTGTGTATGGTGAATTACTTAATTATTTAAGTAAGTTACCAATACACAGAGGGACAGTACTTGATCTTGTAGCCAAATTATATGATAAATTACCTTATAGATTCTCAAAGAAGATGAGAATTCATTCTTCTAAGAAAATCTATAATTTATTATATGATTTTCATTTTAGTATGAGATTTTCATTTGGAAATCTAACTTATGATGAATTTAGAAATTACATCATGAAGAAGAATCCATATGAAAGTTTCACACTTCCATCATTCGATCAATTTCCTTCATATATGAAGGGGATCATCAGTGATGGACTTGAAAATGAAGCTGCAAAAGTTTCCTCAGATATACTTAAGCAATATACAAGCTTTGAAACAAAATTTCAAGAGGAGTATATTGATCTTAATGTATTATCTGATTGACCTCTAATCAAGGGATATTATAATCATTTGAATAACCTTAAAAAGTTAATCAAAGATTATAATTCTGAATCAATTTCTTTAATTGACTCAGCCCTTGGTATGAGATTAAATAATTTTGACAAAATTGTGGCAATGCATCGGAATAAATCCGAAGCAATGACACATCTTGGAAAATTATGGAAAAAGTCAATTGCATTAGTCCTTTATGAACCTTCTGAATTAGATCTAATGCTACCCAAATATTATGGTTTATCCAGTAATAAATGGGAATATGCAATAGATACTAATTTAGATTTTACCATTAATAAATTTAAGATTATTATTGATAAAAAGTTAAAAACTAATGATCCTGAAACAGTGACAAACTCTTGATCGAGTTTATCCTGAGACATGGTCAATTAATGTTAACCTGGTCCTTAGGACCCGAAATTCTTAGCTTATTTAACTTATAAGTTAAGTAATTTCGC